ACATTTTTCATTACTGACTCAGTCCAAGTTGTTCAAGACACCGGACTGGCGCAAGTAGTTGGGGTAACGATTGCCACGGGTAATGGCGGTACATCTTATTCGGGAACTGTTGGTGCGGTCCCAATCGAAGTGGGGACATTCACGGCGGTCGGTGGAATTGGTGCCGCAAGCCCAGAATCTTTCGCAGATAACGGAAATGGCACTTTAACGGGCTCACAAGGCGGTAGCGGCACCATAGACTATACTACTGGGGCTTGGACGTTATCTTTCAACTCAGCGGTCACAAGTGGCCTTCTGATCCAATCTACATACAATGTGGTTGGACTGGGGGTTCTAGCAGGTGATGGTTCTGGAACTTTGAACTATGCCACCGGTGCTTTCTCAGTCACTTTTAACAGTGCACCATCCAGTACTTTAACCATTTATTCCAAGTACATCGCTTATACGGGCAACAGACCTCAAGGCGTCTTGTTCTTTCAAAACCAGTTCCAACTTATGCCTGTACCGGACCAAGTCTATCAAATCCGGATGCAAGGCTTTGTTTTACCAGCCCAATTAATCAATGACTCGGATATCCCCGCCCAAGCCGAATGGGGACCATTGTATGCCTATGGTGCCGCTTTAGAAATTTTTGCCGATCGTGGAGACACAGAAAACTACGATCGATACTTACCAATCTTGAAGAAATTCGAGAACGTTGCTTTATCGCGAACGATCCAACAATACACCCCAGAACAAGGCGTACCACGGTTTTAATATGGCTTATAATAGAAACATACCTCAACCAACAGATCTGATCTCTAATAGCCAGCCATCTTTGTTGGCCAACTTCCAAGCGATCGATAGCGGTACTACTGGCACAGGAATCGGTTTCGCAAGAAACCACGTCACCATGACTGATGCCACCAATGGCGGACTTCATAACCGAATAGATTTTTATCAAAGCATTGCAACACCAGTGTCGGTAAGCGGATTTGTTTCGTCTCTGTATCCACAAAATATTTTTGGTGCCATGGAATTGTGTTACACAAACACGAATTCAGTAAATACCCAAATAACCAGCGGCAATCTTGATATTTGGAAGGGCGGGGGACCAGGCGGAACTGGCGTTGTTACAGCAACGAATGCAGCAAGTGGTGCTTTAAATTTACCCAATGGAATCCAATTCCGATGGGGATCGATGTCTTGCAATACTGGTGGCACCCCTATCAGTTATTCTGCTCCATTCTCCACCGTTAATGGAACTTATGCAGTCACCTTGACCCCTCAAGGTAATTCTTCGCGTGGTGCTGCCGTAAATTCATTAACAGCCAATGGGTTCACCGCATTCGCTGAGAACAATGGAACTTTAATGTACTACTTTGCTGTGGGGCATTAATGCCAAGCGAACTTCAGCCTTTTCTTATCTCCGAGTTCAAAAGTGGTATTAACACTTACTTACAACCTTGGATCAGACCCGCTGACGCTTTTCAGCCTTTAGAAAATGCTTACATCTATCGTGGCGTAGTCAACAAACGAGCCGGATATGTGCAATTTGGTAATACCGTACCAGATGGAAAACCCATCATGGGAATCATGCGGTACATCAATGAATCCACTGGGGCTCAATCTTTGGTTATCGCCACCACAGTAAATTTATACCTGTATGATCCGGGAACTGGCAATTATAACACCGTAACAAGTCCACCGACATTCACCGGAAACATCACGCAGTTCTTTAACTGGACCAATTGGCAAGCATCTGCCGGAGCCACTTCTTTTCTTTACTTTGTTAATAATAAAGACAATATCGGAACTTTCGACGGTACAACTTATGCTGCCTTGGTCCCTGTTATCGATGGCGCTGGGGAAACCATCACTACCGCTTTAGATGTTCAAGTCTACAAGCAGAGATTATTGGTAATACGTCCGACTTTAAGCATAGATGGAGTGCAAAACCAATCGATCTATTGGAGCAAGCAACAAAATCCAGCACAGGGCATCGGCGATACAAACTGGCGTGTAGACATCGCCGGTAATGGTGGTTTCTTAGCAGCACCGACTGGCGATATTATCCAATCGACCGAATTTATACGCGACGTTCTTGTGGTCTTCTTCACTAATAGCACATGGATCTTCCGCTTCACTGGCAATCAATCAGACCCATTTCGATGGGATAAAGTAAACAACAGCAAATCCACAAATGCTCCATATGCGGCCGTGAACTACGATGAACGATGTACTTCGATTGGTAATACAGGTCTAATTGCATGTGATGGAGTGAATGTCCAGAGATATGACATCCCGATAATCGACTACTATGAAACAAACTTTAGCGAACAATACTATGGACAATCATTCTCCCAAAGATATGATAATTTAAACCAAGCGTGGACTTTATATGTATCCAATGATCCCGAAAATCAATTTCCTTTGGTGGGCAGCGTTGCTCCTGGCTCTGATAGTGCACTTGTGTACAATTTTTTGGAAAATACTTGGGCTACTTATTCTTGGAGTATACCACTTACTTGTCTTGGACTTTACTACGCTCAAACGGGTACTACATGGGCTTCGCTCAGCATATCGCCAGCGGATGAATGGGCAAACTTCGAGCAAGCCTGGAACGCCACCGGAGGACAAAAAGGAGCCCCCATCCTTTTAGCGGGAGATACCACTGGCCATGTATATCAAATGGATACCGGCCTAAGTGATAATGGCACTCCGATAAATGTAGACATTGTCACCACTAGGTGGAACCCAATCATGAAATTGGGGCAAAAAACCCAGTTTTGTTACATCGATATTTATTATCGCATCATTTCTTCGGCAATAAGTGTCACTTTAGACTTTTATGTGGACAATACCACGGATACCGAACCGGCCACGACACGGACTTTGACTTTGGATGGGCCCGTTGGATCTGGATATGCATTCAAAAGAGTCTATATAAATTTGATCGGCGAATTTATTCAGATGGAAATCGATCCCGATGAAAACGCGAACTTACAGTTTGTTGGATTCATCATTTGGGCACGACCAGCTGGAAGGTTGACGCCCTTCTAATGACATACCCGATTATCACCCAACCCACATTACCGCCCAACACGATCGTCCCAGAGAACGACTTCTTGTTCATCCCGTATATGAACCGATTGTATGAAGACATTGCCCTTACGGTTAACAACAAAGACAATATTTATTTCGAAGCCCCCATTACTTCGTCGGCGACAGATATACCGAACCTTCCTAACTACGGGGCTTATGTCATTTGCGTGTCAGGGACATTAAGCACCTTACCAACGATAACAGCAAGTCTATGCAAATCAAGCGCAACCGCAAGTGGATCTGTTGCAGTTTTAGGCTCACAAGCAGGAACAGCCGCTTGGGCAGGGAATACATTGACAATCACCTCTACAGCTACAAACTTCCAGATCGCCCACAACAGAGCAGGCGTGACGGGTAATTTTAACATACGCATTTTAGGAACGCAAGGAGCCACATAATGAGCGCAGCGACTGAAAACAAAGAACCCATTGTTTCGAAATTGGAGTTCGCCCCATTGAAAATCCCAAGTCTTATCCCAATAGAGTTGGTAGAAGCAGTCAAGGGACGAACATTCAACCCAAAACAGTTCATTGCCTACCAAGAAAGCCAGGTGGATAACCCGGGCAACTTTTTATATGTCTTGATAGACGAAAGCAAAAAAATACACGGGTATCTATGGGCAGAACTCAATATTCTGGACAATACCCTATTTGTTAACACGTTCTCCATCTCTAAAGACCATTGGGGAAAGGGGACCGCAATAAAAATGGCCATCGATTTTCTCCATGTGCTAAAAGAAAAAACAAAAGCCCCACGAGTATTCTGGGTTACTACAAACGAGAAGTTCTTTTCCAAACATGGTTTTAAACGATCAAAGAATGTTCTCATGGAATATAATTCAAATTAACGAATAAAAGGTGAATATGGGACAGTCTAAGGGCGGCGGATACGAACAAAAATCGGTAATTACTCCTGAAGTCCAATCGTTTTTGCAACAGATCTTGGGACCAGCAATGGGCAACCAACAAGCATCCGCCGAAGGATATAAGCAATTTCTCCCTGGGGGTGGTGGCGGACAAGCTATTACTGAACAAGCCAATAAGAATTTCCAACAACAAACCATTCCATCGATTATGAATGCTTTCGGAAGCGGCTCTAAGGGATCTAGTTCATTGAATCAAGCCCTGGCAGCGGGAGCGTCTAATCTAAATACAGATCTGGCATCAATGCTGTCTCAGGCCCAATTAAGTGCATCTCAAGGCATCGGTAATCTTGGAACGTCACAATCTCAGATCGGAACACAAACGCCACAGTTCGCACACCTTCAAAGGCAACCCCCTTTATGGCAACAACTTCTTTTGGCGGGTACATCTGCTGGCGGCGAAGCTGCTCGTGGTTGGGCGTCGGGGGGATTCAAATAAAATGGCTAAGAAAAACGTAAACGCAGTAGATCAACGACAATTTAAAGGTGGTTATGCTCCTAGACAACCTGTTGATGAGTGGAACAGATCTTCCAGAACTGAGCCAAACAGTCCTTCTAGCTCTCGTAGGCGTGATAGTGTTCAATTGGGTTCTCAAACTGAAGCAAGACCAGGCCAAGTAGGCTGGAGCGATCGGCCCCCAATTAAAAAAAGGAGTAAATAATGACACAGGTTCTCCCATATATCCCGTCATTTTTAGAACAACTTTCTCCGCATATATCACAAACGGCAGGTGCTATTGGGACAGGTATTGGCCAGCACTACCGAAACAAAGCCGATGCATCGATCTTACAACAATTGCAAAGCGGAACTGTTAAGCCCGTCGACTATCCGACCTTATGGAGCAAATTAAGCCCAGGAGCCCGAAAGACGAACGAACCTTTTCTTGCGTCACATCTACGAACCCAAGAGTCAGCCGCCAAAGAAGAACAAAAAAGGGAAACCAAAGATCTAGAAAAATACGAATCTGCAAAATCTGTTATTGATACAGCCGATGAGATGGAGAAGTTGATCAAATATACCGGCAGCACCGGGATACCTTTTACTTCATCTTTCAACGCAAAACCTGGCGGTATCAATCGAGAGGGGCTGGAAAAAAGAAATGAATTCGACACTTTAGCAGCCAGTGCAGCCAGCTTTTTCCGAGATCTAGATACCAAGGGACAACTTCCTCAAGGGCTTTATGAAAAAGTTATTCTGCCAAGATTGCCAACCACTGAAGTATCCGAACGAGAAAACAAGGGTAGAATTAAAGGGTTAAAAGCCCTGGCCAAGAAATATGGGGGAAAGAAATTTAATGAACCCGCAAAGGCTTCAAAGGTCGAAAAAGGCACCAAATTGACCGCAGATATTTTGGGACAATGGAAAACCGAAGGCTTAACAAGAGATCAGGCCGAAAAAAGAGCCAAGGAACAAGGATATGAGTTCTAAGAGCGTCTTTGATGAAGTATATTCTAAGCCCTCCAACGTATTCGATGAAGTTTATACCCCCAAAAAAGAAGAAGAAGGCTTTTTAAAGGCCCGTACTCGGAATTTAGGCGTCGCAACCACCGGACTGGCAAAACTTCACCCTGCCAATCTGGCTTCGGAAGCTGTTAAATTGTTGGCTCAAGGCGAATCTTTATCCGAACTGGAAGATCTAGAAGAAAGAATCCCCGAGCTGATGAAGAAATTTCCCCAAGCCCCATGGGAAAATTTTAAAGGCCTAGATCGAGACAAGTTTCTTCAGGCTATAGAATCCGCTTCAAAAACTTTTCCAACTGTTTCAAATATAGCACCAATTGTAGAGCAAGAAACTGGACTCCCATTAACTCCAAAAACAGAGACAGACAAGGCGATTGATTTCATTTCGCAAATTGTTGGAGCAAAAGGTGGATCGATCCCAGAAAAGGTTATGTCAGGGCTAAAGGGACAAGCAACAAAAAGCACATTAAATGCCGCTGGAGTTCCGGAACCGGCTAGTGATTTACTTGGGCTATATAATGCCTTGAGAACAAAAACAGCTCCAGTAAATGTAAGCAAAACTGCCGAGAAACCACTTCCAGGATCAAAGCCCAGTGAACCACCACCGAAAACCCTTGTGCCCGAAAAATTTGAAAGTGGTCTTTCTAAACCCAGAGCAGTTGAAGCTGAGAAACCAGAACGGGCTTTAATATCCAAAGGGCGTCAGCGTCAAGTCATTGCTGGACTTGAAAAAGAAGCGCAAGGTTTAATCAAAGAGCGCGTATCCGAAAGAGTACCAATATCTGAAAAAATCAAAGAAGGCTTTGACTTTGAAACATATCATGCGAAAGAATTTGGCGAACTAAAAGCAGCGGCCCAAAAATTCAATCCTGCAATTGAAGTAGATCCTTTGTTGGATTTTTTTGCGAGTACCCGAGAAAAATATCGTGGCATCCCTTCTCCACACGGCGATGCAAAATCTATCTTAAATATCATTAAAAGTTATCGTAGAACGACCCCTAGCGATCTAGCCACTTTGTATAAGATCCGTAGGTCTAATGGGCAAAAGCTTAATGAAATTTATGACCAGCGTCTAATGAAAGGAAAGAGAAAAGAATATGTCGATTTCTTGAATGATATGAATAGAAAAATCGACGAATCAATTCAAAAAACATTGCCTGCTGATTCAGCTTGGTTCAAAAAATATAAACAATTAAACGATGAATACAAGCAATATCGAAACGCTGAAGATACCCTTAAATTTTTAGAACCCATTCTGAAAGAAAAGCTAAGTACCAGCGCTTTGACTAAAATCGCAGAAGACCCCCAAAAACAAAAATACCTTGGTTTCAAGATGGGCAAAGAAGGGGCAAGCGAAGTCATTCAAATATCGAAAGATTTGAAGAAAGCCATCGAGTCTATCAAGAAAATGACCGTAAAGGAATTCAATAAATTTGATTCTGTATGGCCAATCTCTTTTATTTTCAAACCTGCTGGAATTGCAGTAGCGGTCAAAAAGGGCATCGACTATACCCGACGTGGCTATGGGCTTTATCTTTCATCTCCGGCCCAAAGAGAAGTATTTGATGAGGCTTTAAAGGCAGTCGCTTCAAATGACTTGGCAGCTTATGAAAAGGCTACTGAAAAGTTATCCAAGTAAGTCATCTAAAAATAAACATCCCAATATCAAGACGGCTATAAAACCTGGTATTACAATTGCCATTTTATCTCCTTTTTTCCGCACATTATAAGCATACCCATATTTAATAAAAACAGAAAACGTCCATAGATTATAAAAAGAAAGTTTACATATCTGTCTGGTTACTCTAAAATAAAGTTTACAGCACCATTATGGAGTAAATCATGTCTACCCTTCCTACCCCTATCACCCCTTATTATGGCGGTGGTCAAGTCGCTAACCCAGCAAACGTCATTGCAACTTCGGGTGCGCCATCTAATAAATTCACCGAAGATCGCGTCGGTACAATGGCCGTCGATAATGCAGCCGGTAATATTTATGGGCTAGCATCGAAGTCTGGCGGAGTAGATACATGGGTTCTTCTTGGTGGTGCATCGGGAGCAATTTCTAGCGTTCTTGGTACAGCAAACCAAGTCACAGTAAATACAGCTGCTAACGTTGCGACTGTCTCTTTGCCAAACGCTATCACTACACCTGGGTCATTAGCAACCACAAGCACATTAGCCTCGGGAACAACTTTGACAGCTGGAACATCGCTGTCGGTTACAACTTCAGCCACTGTCGGTACGACAATCACTGCCACTTTGGGGAATATCACCGCGACAAACGGAAGCTTTGTGGCATCGACTGCCGGAACAGGTCTTATCTTTAATCCTGGAACGGTATCCGGAACCACTACTGGAACTTTGAATGCGCGCGTTGGGCAAATCACGATCACCACACCAAGTATTGCGGCTGGTGCCACATTCGCCTTCACTTTGACAAACAGCGCGATCACTGGGTCTGGAACACAAGTAATGTATGCAATGACAGGTGGAACGACTGGAGCTGCTTTGACAATCCAATCTTATGCCAACACTGCGAGCCAATCAGTTATTACGATACAAAACGGCACAGGCGCGACCACGAACACCGCTTCTCTGATTCTAAACTTCATTGTTCTTAATTAAAGGTAAACGATGTCGACACCTGTCTATAACCAAATGCCCACCGTTCAGAACAGACCGATGGGCCGTCTAGATGCACAAGGAAGGGTAATACCCGACTCTTTTGATGATCTCGCGTTCCAAGGCCAATATTCCGGCACCAATCTTATCTACAAAGGCTTTGCTAGACCTGGGGCGTCCACTACGACTCCTGTTTGGCAAATCGCTTTTATGACGTATGACGGGTCCGGGAATCTTTTAACGATTACTTGGCCGCAAGACGTCAATGGACACGCCTCGAATGATTATCAATTTCAGTGGAGTCTTAGAGCCACCTACACATACAGCTAAATAAAAGGTTTTAAATGAGATTCGCTTTTAATCCTTTTACGGACAAATTAGACATCACTGGGATTGGACCAGGTGTCACCAGCGTCGACTTTCTTACCGGAAATTCGGGCGGACAAGTTGCTGCCGATGCTGGTTTTAATATCTTTGTTCTTGGTGATAATGCGTCGGGTATAGACACCATTGGAAATCTTTCTCCAAATACTTTAACGATATTTGGTCTTGCATCTTCAACAACACAAGTAGGGACAACTAGATATGCCTCAAACGCTGAGGCCGCTGCTCAAACAATTGGAACGGCTGCCCTTACTCCAAGCAATATTACTAGTCTATTTAGCACTTCTCCTCTTCCTTCTGCTCAAGGGGGAACCGGCCTCAGTAGCCCCGCCGCACATCAACTTATCGTTACCAATGGATCTTCTGCTTATACGCCTCTAGGTGTGGCCTCTAACGGTCAGATCCCCATTGGAAGCATCGGGTCGAATCCGGTGTTGGCGGCTATTACCCAGGGGACCGGGATTACCGTTACAAATGGTCCTGGAACCATCACAATTGCGTCAACGGTTACAGGGGGAATTACTGCAATAAGTGGTGACAGCGGAACTACAAGTGCTTCTACCATTTCTCTCTTGGCAACGGCAACGGTTGGATCTTCGGTCAATTTTGCCGCCAGTGCATCGCAAATTGTTCTCAATGTCACCGACGCGAACAACAATACTTTTTATGGGCTTGGCTCTGGAAGCGCAACAGCGATCAATGGATCTGCCAACTCTGGCTTTGGGAATCTTGCTCTTGAATCTTTGAACGGTACGGCTGGTTCCGGAAGTAATAATACGGCTTGCGGTTATGCGGCTTTGGCTTTATGCACAACCGGGAATAACAATACTGCGGTTGGGGAAACGGCTCTTGTCGGAATGGTTGCCGGCAATGAAAATACAGCCATCGGGACAGCCTCAATGGCATCTGTCACCTCTGGGCTCAATAATACGGCTGTCGGAAATAATACACTCAATAGCGCTACTGCTTGTTCTTATAATTTGGTTTTGGGCGATAACGCTGGAAATTCATTATTAAATAATAACAACAGCAATATTTTAATTGCAAATGCAGGAGTAGCTGCGGATGTTAATACACTTCGCATCGGGACTCATGGAAGCGGTAATGCCCAAGTAAGCAAATGTTTTGTCGCTGGGATTAATGGCAATACTCTGGTTTCGCCGAACTTTGTGACGATTGACACATCAACGGGCCAACTTGGGACCGTGGCATCGTCTGGGGTTGTTGAGACAATTACTGGGGACTCCGGCGGTGCATTATCTCCGACAACAGGGAACTTCAATATTCTTGGCCGCTCTGGAAACAAAACGTCTGGATCTGGCTCAACACTTACTGTGAAAAGTCCTCCCTACGCGGACGCTTCTTCCACCACAACCAGCGTTCTCAATACTGGGGAATTTGTCACAGGTGCATTTACAAGAACACTTCCCGCTTCGGCAGGTCTGGCCGATGGGGACTTGTTCGAATATGTATGCACATCGGCCAGTCAATTAACAATCCAAGCCGTTGGAGCCCAGCAAATACGCATCGGATCGGCCATTTCTTCGGCCGCTGGCACCGCAAAAAGTAACGCGATTGGCGACTCGATTTCTCTGCGGTTTCGGGCCGCGGACGGATTCTTTTACGCAACTTCGGTAGTTGGGACATGGACAACCGCATAAGGAATAACAATGGCAGAAGCAAATAGCATTAACGCAGCGACAACCGGAATCGTTGGGAACACGGGGACCGCTTTCACTGGGACAGCAGTTACGGCCCATGCGGTCATTATT